ATCGGGTAATTCTGACTACGTTGCTGTTGATGCGGCCAAGTTTCTATCTGGTGGCTGACGACCTGTTTCTGACGGCGCCAACCACCGCGTTTGTCACGGTGGCGGGCATTGCCGCGATCGGCACCATCATCGATGGCAGTGGCAATATCATCATCGATGAATTGTCGGTCGGCGTCGATGTCACCGAGGATCAAATCCACGATTTCGAGATTGTGCTGGACAATGTCGCGCTCGATGTCGGCAAGCAGGTAACCATCGTCACAGCGACGATTGAACATGGTTAATGTTCCAATCAAACTGATTCCGGTTGATGACGCGGTCGACGATGAATTCGCCGAGCCGGTGGTGCTCAAGCCGATGCAGACGGTCAGCGGCGGCTATCGGGAAGCGGTGCCGGACCCGGATCGGTTTTCGGTGATAACACGCGGCATCTATGATCAAGGTCGTGGCACGGTCGAGAACACGGTTGGTCTCACGCGTCAGGCTACTGTCGACACCACACTGTCGATTCGCATGGAGCCGGCATTGCAATGTGGCTTGCGCAAGGGCGATCGGGTGTTCTTTCCGAATCGCAACGAAACCCATGAGGTGACCTACATCAGCGATGATCCTGGTGGCCGGCCCGATGTGCATCTGGTGAAAGTGCTGGAGGACGAATGAGCGTCATCCGCATGCTGTCGCGATTGTGCGCGGTGGCGGCATTGCGCGGCCGGACCTGGGCCGATGAGCGGGTGTTTGATAGCGACAACACGCCATTGTCGCAGGCGCTGATGCTGAACGAAGCCGCCAAGCCATACATCGTAGTTTACACGGACGCCGACAATCGAGTTGATATCGGTGGCACCGATCTGTACTGCGTCAAGCGCGAGATGAATCTGGTGCTTGAGCTGGGTGTCGCTTCAAAGGTCGAAGGCGCGACCGGCGGTGTGCAGCTGAAAACGCCGCTAACCGACGAGGGCATGGAGATCGCGCTCGACATGGTCGAGGAGCAGGCGATATCAGCATTGTTTGGTGATCCTATAAACGATTGGACTGAGCTGCTGAAATCCCTCGTGATCAGGGTCGATCGTGTTTCCGGGCAGCGTGGCGCCTCGGCCGAACGCGATAGAAGATGGGCGGCGCGACAATTGACCTTCGTGTGTGACACCTTGGCGGACCTGCCGCCCGGGGTTCCGGTGCCGTACGAGCATCCGATTCAACAATTCATTATAGTTGCGAAAAACAATCCGGAGGCGGGAATGGACCCTGCAAGTGAAATATGCGCGGCATTGATCAACCGCACAGCAGCGCCGAATTGGCAGCAGGTACAAGCCATGCTGGGGGTGCGGCGGTTGGGCCTACGCGCCATCGGGTTGGCGCCGCTCGCTGCTGATCTGCCGGATATGGCGACGGCGTACGGCGATGATTTGACCGACAAGAAAGGCGAGGCGCCGATCCTGCGCGAGATCAGTTATGACGACATGCAGATGGAGCTGGATTTGGGCCAGGGTCTGGTCGACCTGCAGACGATTCGCACCAATGTTCTGACCGCCAAGCCGGTCGAAAAGAAAGACAAAGTCGAGATCGAAGGCGAGCAGAGTGATCAAGATCGACGTTGATACCAACGATCTGGCGGCGTTCGCCAAGCGGCTGGAGAATGTCGAGAAGTTGACCAAGCCGGCGCTGGCGCTGGGCCTCAACGAGATCGGTGATGGTCTGGTGTCGGTGATGGCGACCGATCTGGTGAAGCGAACCGGGCTGGGGTTGGAGGAGGTTCGCGGCATGATCAAGGTCAGCCGCGCCAATCGCAATGCGCTGAGCTATGATATCACCGTGAAGCCTGAATTGTTGGAGGGGCAGCAGGGCAAGCAGCTGGAAGCTAAGCGCGCGGATTGGGATTTCGGGCGGCGGCAAGCCGGAGAATTGGTTATCGTGGTGACGCAGAAGGATGATCTGGTCTGCATGGATTGCCAGGAGCTGGAAGCCGCCGGGCCGATGCCGGTAGAGATCGCACGCGAGCATGTGCCGAAGCATCCGCATTGTCGATGCATTCTGTTGCCGTATGTGCAGAAGGGCAAGCGTCTGCCGCTGACCATGACCACCTTGACCGGCGCCGATTCAAACATACGGTCCAAGTTCTCGTCATCAACAGAACAAGACATGACGTTGCGACAACTGGCGCAGAACGTCATGAACAAGACTGCCAATAAGATTCGGGTCGAGGTGAAATGAAAGGACTCCCGCCATGGCTGACGATTATCAGCAGTTGATACGACAGATAGCCGACCTGCGGCGGCAGATGGCCGACACCTTTCAGCGCGGCACCGTGAAGGAAGTCAAGGGCGACAAGATGCGAATGGTGATCGGCAAGGATGACGACGGCAAGGAAATCCTGTCGCCATGGCTCAACACTTCCAATCATCGCGGCGGCGCCACCGAGGCGCGGTTCTACAAGAAGGGCCAGACCCTGCAGCTGATCTGCCCCAATGGCGATCTGGCGCAGGGGTCGATCGCGCCATGGGCGCCCAATAAGGACTTCAAGCGACCGGAGCACGCCAACGAAAGCTCGCAGGACGAAGAGTCCTATCAGATGGATGACTATCGCACCAAACAAACAAAGGAAGGCTACGACAACTGGCTGCAGCCTGATGACAGCAAGAAGCAGCAAGGCAGCCAGGGCGGGCAAGGCGGCGGTCAGCAGAAGGACAAGAAGGGCCACACCGGCGGCGACAAGGCGGTGATGAAGACCCGCATGAACAAGGACGGCGGCATCACTCACCGGGTCGGCAAGGATGTTCGGGTGATGGCGCACAAGGAAGGCGCCAAGATGCGGGCCAGCAGCACCTGGGTCGTGGTCAAGAAAGGCAAGATCATCTTCAGCCAACCGCCCGAGCTGGGCAAGGACCCGATCAAGAACGACGACAAGTAAACCTCTTTCAACAGGAGAGTGAAGAATGGCACTAAATATTCCGTTGCAGAAGTTCTACATCTACGATCCGGCGGTCACTCCCGGTGATGAATTCGGCGGTCATATCGTCAGGAAAGACGACAAGGGTGTGCACGTTCTTATCGTCTCGCAGCAAGCGCAATACTGGATCGATCAGGGATTGCTCGGCCAGAAACCGCTGGGTGAACTCAGTGATACGGCCAAGGCATTCCTGAAACAGATCACGCGCGGGCGCAGCGAGGACAACGACACCGATCCGACGCGGTTGCCGAAGTATAGCAAGCAGATGCAATCGGGAGCGCCGGCTTATGCCGCCACGCTCGCCGAGCGCAGGCGTGTTGCGCAGAAGAAGACCAAGCCCAAGTCAGCCAAGAAGCCGGCGGAAGGAAAGCTGGACGCACTGCCGCCGCCCGCCTCGTTAGCGCCAAAAACCACGCCGCCTGCGGCGTGATGCTACTTACCCCAATAGGCGCGTATTCCGGCCAGTCGACGTCGTTGCATCTCGGGGCTGGCATTGATCTCTGCGACTCTAGCCAGTCCCAGCGCCTTGACTTTTTTGCGCCATTTCGGGTCCTTCATTCGTCGAACGTTGGCGGCAGCAACGGCGCTATGGTCTCGCTCCAGATGGTTTTGGCGACAAGTGATGATACGAACATTGTCGACAGAATAGGAACCGCTGTCGCCATAGCGCGCCATGCAATACTGGGCGGAGCGCTTGCCCCGCTTAGACAATTTGCCCGACGCTTTCCAAATCTCAAGCCACTGCTCGAACGTCAACTTCCACTGAAGGCCACGTTTATGCATCGCGGAATAGCGTTGAGAGTAGAAGGCTGCATACAGGTTTGTGCTCATGGCTAATAATATCTATGACCCAAATCTTGCCGCTTGGCCAGACTTAAGAAACGGCCGCATCGTCCTCAACCCGGTTCGCATTGGCATGGACCGTCGCACCGGCAAGATGCTGACCGGGTGGGATCACGTCATTCAATCAATGCTGCTGATCTTTTCGACCCGTTTCCATGAGCGGGTGCTGCGGCGTTGGTGCGGCTCGTTTGTGCCGCATCTGATTGGTGAGAACGCCACCACGTATACCATCGCACGCTTCTATTGGGCGATCGCCACCGGCATCGATCTGTGGGAGCCGAACTATCGCATCCAACGCGTGCGAGTGGCGTCGCGTGATGATGGCACCCTGATGACATCGGCGGAAGAGCTTCGCACCGGTCATCTGACCACCGGGATGGATGGCGTCTACCGTCCGCGCGGTCACCTCGGCAATGACATGCCGGAAGTGCGGCGCGCGGTCGGGTTGGTGTCGCGTGGTTACAATCTGTGGGAGCGGCAACCAGGGCTCATAGCCGGGGCGCCTGCGTATGGAGAAGGCACCACGCCAGCGATACCGCCGGGGAGCGTCTTATGAGCGACATCAGTTACACTGGCGACACCAGCGGCAGCGCCGCCGGGCAGGAGCTGGCGAGCCGGCTGAGCGAGCGAATCTCGGTGCTGGTGCCGGCCAACCTGCAGCCAATGGTGGTTCTGGAGAAGCTCGACGTCGAGACTATTCTCGCCGATCGCATGGCGCGATTGAAGCAGCTGTGGGCGAGCTATGATCCGCCGGTGGCGGCGCAGTATGATGTCGAGACCCTGGAGTTTGATCCGATCAAGATCAATCAGGAGGTTTGCAGCTACTTCGAATTGATGCTGCGCGATCGGGTCAATCAGGCAGCGCGCTCGATCACGCTGGCCTACGCCATCGGCACTGATCTTGACGCCATCGCTTCGCGCTATCCTGGCGGCGTGCCGCGATTGCCGGACGAAAGCGATGATCGTTATCGCCGTCGCATCTGGTTGTCGCCAAACACGTTGTCACCGCACGGCACCGCCGAAGCCTATGAGTTCTGGGCGATGACAGCGTTGCCTGCATTGCGCGACGTCACCGCCACGCGCTCGGTGCTGTACGACTATTATCCGACTATCTTGATCACCTGCCTGATGGAGCTGCCGGCTAATCCGATACCGACCGATGAGCAGTTGGTGCGAGTGCGATCCTACATCCAGGGCCTGTCGCGAATGGGGCTGACCGATGTGATCTCGGTCAATCCGCCCAAGATCAAAGACATCAACTACAACGTCGGGGTCTGGCTGTATCCTGGCGCCATTCCGGAACAGACCCTGAGCAAGATAAATGCAAATTTGCATAATCTGGTCAACGATCAGTACTGGCTCGGCCATGATCACAGCCTGATGGCGATCAACGCCGCCTGCAATCTGAGCGGCGTGCATCATGTCAATATCATCGAGCCTGTTACCGATGTATTTGTGCCATTGGACTGGGTGATAAGGGTCAACAACATCACCGTCACCATGGCGGGGCGCGGATTGTGAGTGATATCGTCACTGAAGGTGTCATCGCCAATCCAGGCGCCAAGCTGATCTATCGATCGGCGTCCGGGCTCGAGAAATCGATGGCCGATGTCGATGGCGAACGGCTGATCGGCACCTATGCCGAGATCATCATCGATCAGTGGGACCCGTACAAGATCAGCTACAACAATCTGCCCTATCTCGGTTACGCCATGGGCGTGCTGCTGTGGGAGGAAGGTTGGAGCGAAAGCACGCAGCGTGAATGGACGGCGCGTCAGTTCGAGTTCAAGAGCCTGCGCGGCACGCAGGCCGGCATCGAGATGGCGCTGGATTTCACCGGTCGCGATTTCACCGGTGGCTACAACATCACGCAGGCGCTGCGACCGCCGCAGGGATTCTTTGCTTCACCATCGATGAGCAAGGAGGCTTACGACTTCTGGATTCATCTGATGCCGGAGCTGCGCATCACCTTCTATGAAGGCGTCGGCTGGGACGGCGTCGATGTGCTCTACGTGCAAGCTGGTGGCGTCAATGATTTTGTCGGGCTCGATGACGGCGAGGCGCTGCATGGTCGCAAGGCTTTCCTACGCATCAAGGGCGAGGACAGGCCGCTGCAGATTTACAGCTTCACCAAGACCATCAACGGCGTGAAGAGCATAGATTACGAACGGGTGGCGATCCCCGGGCTCGCGGGCCCGGCTTATATCGGCACCGAGGACTTCGTCAACGATGAACAATTTGTTTGCGCCGAAACATTGGTGCCGCAACTGGTGACGATCAGGATCGACGGCAGCTACAACCACGAGGAAAGTTTATTACATCTCGACACCGTGTTGCCGGGCCTCGATCCGATCGATGTCAGGTACGAGCGCAACTCGGATGTCGGCTGGGGCAATTCATTTTTCTTCGTCAATGACTGGGCCGATCACCTCAACCTGATTCCACCGCCGCATCCGGAGCATCCTATTGCACCGGAGCAACCACCATCGCAGCCCGGGCATCCGATCGTGCTTCCGCCGCTACCGCCGGATCAGCCGCATCCAGAGCATCCCATTGTTGGTTGGACGCCTTATGGCGATCCGGTGACATTTTTTGTCGATGCCGGTTACGACGCTGCTCGCATGATGGCCGACCGGGTGTTTCTCTATGACCCTAGTATCATGGGGATGATCACCGGCGGCATATCATATGCTGGCTGCGATTATGTCAGCTGGCCGGCCTACACCGCTGATCTCATGATCGATCTTCACACCAAAGATGAAGTGTGGAGCTGGTTCGGTGACGAAGGCTTCGTCGCTGACGACAACTATTTCGCCGGTGAAGTGCAGCTGCAGGATTTCAATCGTGCCTGTAGCGCCGTCGTCATCGCGCAGGCGCTGCGCGATCGGGTGCGAACCGCCTATGACCCAACCCGCCTGATCGAACTAAGAGATCGGGCTTTCAATGAAACAACGGTCGATCAGCAAGTCATCAATCTACTCTGAATAGGGAGTGCTGTTAATGGAGCGGAAAGTCAACATCCAAGACTGGCAGAAAGTCACTCTGGAGGATTTCAACAACTTCGGCCTCTTCCCCCGGGCCTCCTTCGATCACATCGTCGTCGACACCATCATCCCGGCCATGGCCTTCACCGGGTTCACTGTGGTGCAGACCGCGCCGGCCGTCATCACGGTAGGCAACGGCCGGCTCTATCATGCCGGTCTTGTGTTCTACAACGACAGCGAAGGCGGTGCATCGATCGATCTGCTCGGGGTGCTGCCGGTGGTGACACGACGCTACGTCGGCATCGTGGCCTGGGGGCAGGAGATTCAAACAGACACCGAGCCGCGCACCTTCCTGACCGATCCGGTGACGCGCGCCACGGTGGCGCGTGTGGTGTCTACCGAAAGCCGGCGCTGGGCCAACATCTCCACAGTGATCGGCGCCGAAGGGCCGGACCCGGTGCGACCGGCGATCGCTTCCAACACGCTGGCGGTGGCGTGGATCATGCTGGACACTACCGGCATCGTCTCCATCCAGATGGAGGAGATGAACCGCGCGCCCAACGTCAGCGACCTCGACGCGCGCATGAACGAGAACGATGCGTGGCGGGTACGCACTTCGTCACGTATCGATACGCTGGCGACTGATCTCGCCGCGCTTGCCGCTCGCCTCGCCGGCACCGCTTCGATGAAATTCGCGCTCAGGCTCGCAGCTGATATTGCTCGGGTCAAGGAACGGCTCAATCTGCCGGACAACTATACGGCGTGGGGCGCCGATCATTTCCTGACTGACGATGAGAGCGATATTCTCAATGTCGATTATCTTGCCAAGGTCGAGGAAGGCATCCGATTTGCTGACGCGGCGCAACGCGACGCTCAATTCGCATTGCTCAACCCGCTCGATCCGGCGGTGATCAATCAAGCTAACTTCGTACTGCCGGTCTATCAGCAAGTGGCGCGGCTGGAGGTGCTTGGGCAGGACAGCGAGCTGTCGATTGCGCAGTATCAGTTTCAGACTATCAGCTGGGAGTTGTGCACCAAGACCCGCACCCGCATTCGTTGGGGCTGTCCGTTCTATGCTTGCTACAATGGTTGCTGGTGGTACGCGCCATCGGGTCAGGATTGGCAGACCTCGATAGGCATGGGTGAAATGCAGAACGGTGGCGGCGTCAGCGGTATGACGCCGAATACCGATCTGATCTATGACCCGATTCGCAACATCCTGACGCGTGGCGACGAAACCTTCCAGATTCTCGACGTGCAGGACAATCCGAACCATACCATTTTACGATTGGCGCAGTTCTGGGTCGATGAAATCATCGACAGCTATTACTGGCGGCAGATTGTCACCATTGAAGGCATCAATGGCGCGATAGTGTCGCAGAGTTTTCTTAACTCGCAAGGCGGCTGGTTGACATCGATCGATACGTTCTTTACCCGGATCGCCGACTCCGGCGACGTCCATATGATAATCTGCGAGTGCAATGTCACCGGCGCGCCAGACTTTCAGAAGGCGATCGCGCGCGCAACTGTTACTGCTGATCTGCTGCACCCAGCACCAAATCATACGCGATTTGAATTTCTCCCGACCTATCTTGCCAAGGGCGGTCGCTACGCCTTTGTGTTTCAGACGGCAGGCAATCATTTCGTGGCGCTAGTGCACGACAACAAATTTGCGCAGGGCTCGCTGTTCACCTCGACTGATGGGGCGTGGGCGGTTGGCGATTTGACCAAGGACATGGCGATGCGGCTCAACTTCGCCAAGTTTGAAGTTACTCGGGCCGAGGTGCAGCTGATGTCGCTGGAATTGAACGGTGGCATTGCCACGGTCGATCTCAATTATGATTCGACACGGCCGCCCGGCACCACGGTTTCGTTCGAGGTGCAGACGATGGGCAATTGGGTGCCGCTCGGTTACTACGACAACAATCCGTTGCTGGGCATACCGCCACTGCTGCCGTTCCGTGTTCTGCTGGTCGGCACCACCGACGAAATGCCGGGCATCGGCGTCGCCGCCAATTCGCGCGCGTTGACTGGGCGGCCGCGATCGGATTTTCGACACATCTCGATCGCACGCACGATGCCGACGGCGGTCAACACTGTTTATTGTGACTTCCGCTTGGATCAGTGGCGCGGTGCCCCTTATCACAGCTTCATACCAGCGCTGTTGACAGGCGCGTCTTTTGTCACCGTTTGCCCGCCAGCAATCATCGAGGACGAGGTCGCACCGGATGATCCAATGGCGTTGATCCGACGCTGCACGTGGGATTTGACGGCGCTCGGCGGCGTCGAGATCATGGCCTACAAGATCAGGTCCGAAGGCACCACTGATAACGTTCTGGCGGGTTTTCTGGTATCTGAGCGGGTCGATATTGGCGTCTACTTGATGTAACGGAGGATAGCAGCATGGCGACCGAGCGATTTCCTAATCGTAACGTCAATATTCCAATGGACCCGAAAGCGGTCGAGGCGGCACGCGAGCGCGCCAATCCTGGTTATCCTGGACTGCGTTCGGTCGGAACGCCGGCTCAAGCTCCGGCTCCGGCAGACAACAAATACGGTAGCAAGCGCGTGGTGCGACCCGGCGAGTGGATTGATGACCGCAGCCTCAAGCTTGGCGGACCAGCATCGCCGTCCAAGGACTCGCCACCACCGCTTGTCAAGCAAGGGCAGGTGCCATC